AGTGATGAGATGACCACTAAGAAACTTTTGAAACTCGCCCGTGCAAACGGGTGGGTTCTACATAGAACAGGATCACGACATTTCATCTACAGACGCAACGACCAAACCATAACAATTCCTTTCCAGGTGAGAGGGTTTGTTGGTCAGAACATTTCCAAATCATTAGTCAAAATTTAATGTCACACTATTCTATGCCATATCTGCCCAAGGCAGATGCCAAAACTGTGTCACTCTTTGAAGTGGCACTAGCTCTACTCTCTTCTTTCTTCTAACATGGGCACACCTATCACACAGGCAAATCAATCAGTCTTCGCCGTTCAACCTGCATCATGGAAAAACTTTGATCAACACGGTTGCACATGGGCAGAGAATATGGCACACGCTTATGGACTCGCCAAACTATGGGTGAAGGATGAACAACAAGCAGCGATGATATGGTGCGTGCCACTTAAGGGAGTGGCATATAGATGGTTGCGTTATGCAGGTGATTCCCCTATACTATAAGTATAAATCACAAACGCATCTTATGTTCAACAAAGACCTCACTCCAATCTACGATGGAAGAGTCCTAGTAAACAAATCAGCGATGAAAGATCCTGCAGTTGTCGCAGCACTCCAAGCAATGGCAGCGAGAAACTTTGAACCACTGCCCACCCCAACTGGTGGATATTGGAATATCAGCGACAGACACTAAAGGATTTCACAGGGGCAGTTAAATGCCCCTTTTTTATGCGTGAAGGGGTCGCCAAGCGATGTCAAAAAAGGCAAAGTCCCTAACCTACAAAAGTATCCAGACGAGCGAGAAATAAATAGAATTACAAAATTGAAATTACAAAACCTTGAATTTCAAAAAAATTTCCCCAGGAAAAAATCATGGAAAAAGTTGAATGGAAAGATTGGGATGAAATCCTAGACAACTTTGATGACTTCTGTGACAACTTTGAAAACCGTGCCACTAAGGCTTATAATATAGGAGATCAAAATGAAGGACGAGTTATTGAAGCAACTGAACGAGCAGGAGAGGACACTCCTGTGGCTGTCCGAGAGGTGCACCACCCTAGAGAACAGGATATCCCAGTTAGAGAATCCGTCGTTGATGTACAGGCGACCCAGTGCGAGTGATCAAGACTATGAGACTATCGCTCAAACACTTGACTACCTTCACAATAACATTGAGGGGTTAAAGGGAGATCTTTTGAAAGTGGCGAAAGCAGTATGATAGTAGTCAATGCTGAGAACATAAGAATTTTTGCCATCATGGTACTCAGTATCATTTGGTTATATCTACTTGTGGAAACACTTGCAGTTGATTCTGTGGAAAACGAAAAGAAGAGGAGAAAATGACATGGCAGATCCAACAGGACCTTTCCTAGTTTCTGAGAATACTGTAGACAGTCCATCTACAGAAGGCAATTGCGTATACGCTGCTGGACCGATAGGAGGGGTTCCCATACCTACTACTGTTTACTCAGAATCAGGTGGAGGAGTAATTAAGATAATCCCTCCTCAACACTTACCATCACCTGTAAGTGCTACTAAACTCAATGTACTCAACCCAGCTCCTTGCAATCCTGTACGAGCAATGAAAGCAGGGACTAACACGTCAGTGTATTTTAATGGTCAATTACCTTGTATAGCTTCTGCACCACCACTGGGAGGAGATACTACAACTATTGGCAGTGGTACACCAAGGACCTTGACAGGACCGTTTCAATGTCCTACAATAATAATCGGATCACGACAATAATTTATGGCAAAAGTAAAATCATCTCTGAGTGGGCAGTCTTTCGTTGAGGCAATTCCCAAGAAAACTCGTCAGGGTACTGGGAAGCATACAAAGTATTCTGCGACTTCAGCGAATAAAGCGAGGAAGAGATATAGAGGACAAGGGAGGTCATGAAATTTCCTGAACGCCGAACGGGGGGTCACCGATGGATCTAAAAGAAAAGATTAAAAATGCAAAGATACGTCAACAGGAGTTACAACTTCTAATTGATGTATGGGAGGAAACCCTACCAAAAAAGAAGTTTGGTGAGAAGAATGATCATGTGGAACCTACCATAGATACTCCAATGGGTAAAATAAGTGAAACCCTAATGAGTGGATCGCTTGGCGATTATTATAAAAAACCAAAAGAGGAAAATGGCTCTAACTAAACAAGTTGAAAGTTCTCTTAAGAACGCACAAGAGGACTTACGTGAGGCACTTGCGTTTGCTGCACGTACTGAGAAATCATGGATCAATAAGCATATTGCTGATATGCTAGCTAAGATTGATAGTCTAGTAGATGTAGAGAAACTTATGTCCGATGTAGAAACATATATGGAGGATATAGAATGATAGTCGTATATATCATCGTAGGTCTATTATTGTTTCTTCTTGGTTGGGGCGTATGGTTAACCTTCGGACCTGGCAAGGAAGATTTAAGAGATCAAATAGATGAACATGCTAAAATGCATGAGTTAGGGATCGCACATGGGCACAGTCCCAAAAAGGGATGATTGGTATAAATTAGCTTAATCCCTTGTAATAATATGAACGGAAGACTGAGTAAGGTCAACATGACTGCTTACATTCATAAGATGAAAACAGGTCTTTATGATAAGCACTGGTATCCTGAATGGGATGACAGGCAACGAGGAGCAGCACAAAGGATTCTAACCAATGTGTTAGAACGTTTAGATGAATACTGGGAATAATATATGACCGAAGAAAAAATTAAAGAGATACTTCCTCATTTGTGTTATACTAAAGAGGAAGTTGATCAACTAATAGAATACGCAGTTAATGAAGCACGTAAAATAGACGAGGCTTCTATGGCAAAGCACAACCGAGAAGCAACTATCATTAGTATGATTCTTGGTTTTACTTGTTTGGCTCTCTTTCTAGACGGTCTGCTACGTATTCTAGGCATCATCCCACCATTCATGCACTTAGATGTTAATGTTGTTGATGATATTAAGCGAAGTGTTGAACAAGATTTACTTCCACTACTTCAAAAAGTACCCCGAATATGACTTTTTTAATCGCAGTAATGTCATTTGCAAACTTTGTTTTCTACCCTTTGGTGGTAGGAACCATTATTGCAGTGATTATTGAGCAGATTTTTAGATCTGTAGGTAATGAAGATGACCCTGAAGCAGTAAAGAGGGTCTTTATTTCTATGGGTATTAGAAAATACCTATGGAGACAAGCTTGGTTATTCAATATTGTTTGGTTTATTGGATATTTTCTACTAATGTTTGTTTTTAAACCAGGACAAAACCAAATGCCTGAAATGATTTGGCAAGGATAACCTATGGGACAAATTAATACACACCATGTTAGGAAGTATCTTCCTATTTTTGATACTATTATAGACGGTCATGAAGAAATTAACGTCTATCTGAAGGCAGTTTTAGAAGAATATAAGGAGAAATACCCAGAAAGTAACACTAGTAACGTTAAGGCATGGCATAGTGAATGGAGAACCCATGAAATTATGTCTCCTCATCTTGATAATTTTGTAAAATCTGTCACAGATGCTGTTAATTTTGTTGCTCAGGGGTATTTCCCTAAGTGTAATGCTGAATGGGTATGTAGAAATTTTTGGTTTGCTGACTATAAAGAGGGTGATTACACCGTTGCACATGATCATTGGCCATCTGCATTCGCAATTTCTTATTATGTTGAGCTAGATGAGAACCCTTCGTCTATAGTATTTGAACGTAAAGAGAAAAGTGAGGGTATGTTTGACCAAGAATTGTGTTTAAAACCACAAGTTGGTCAACTTTTGATTTGGCCATCTACTTTAATGCATGAAGTTCCTCCTGTAAAAGGAAGACGAATCGTTGTTTCTGCAAATTTTGACCTATTAAGACATGCTTGATTATAAAACTACTGGTGTTGACATAGATGCTGGTAATAATTTTGTTAATGACATTAAAGAAATCGTAAAATCCACTCATAGACCTGAGGTTTTGGGTGGATTTGGTGGTTTTAATGGAATGATGAGAATACCTTCTGGGTATGATAACCCTATTTTGGTATCTGGTACTGATGGAGTAGGTAATAAGTCCTATCTTACATCACTCTTTGCAACTGGTAATCCAGATATCATGAAAGATGTAGGACAAGATCTAGTTGCGATGTGTGTCAATGACGTTATTACATGCGGTGCAGAACCTCTTTACTTCTTAGACTATATCAAATGTAATAAACTTAGACCAGAACTCCTCAAACCCCTTGTAGAGGGCATAGGTGATGCATGTAAAGAAGCAGGTTGTACACTACTTGGAGGAGAAACAGCAGAACACGGTGAACGTATGGGAGATCCAGATCATCTTGAGCTTGCTGGTTTCTGTACTGGTGTTGTAGAAGAAAGAGATATTATAGATGGTAGAGATATAAAGAAGGGAGATAAGATAATTGGTATTTCAAGCAGTGGGTTACACTGTAATGGTTTTAGTATGGTTAGGTATCTTACATTTAGACATAAAATAATTTTAAAGGAAAACCCAGAAATACTTGCTCCTACTAGAATCTATTCTAGGTTAGTAAAAACTTTAATAGATAACATACCTGTTCTTGGTATGGCAAACATTACAGGAGGTGGACTTGTGGAAAACCTTCCCAGATGCCTCCCAGAGGGTCTCAGAGCAGAGGTAGACTATACATCATGGAAACGTCCTGAAATCTTTAATATCGTTCAGAACGCTGGAGAGATAGAGGAAGAAGAGATGAAGAGAGTTTTTAACTTAGGCATAGGTTATTGCTTGGTTGTTCCACCTGATGTAGTTGAAGATACATTATATGTTCTTAGAGCTTACGATTCTTTAATAGAAGCATTTGATTCATTTGTTATAGGAGAAATACAATGATTATAAAAGGAAAAGTTAAAACAGTATTTTCCACTGATAAGGAAGATGAGGTTATCATACAGTATGAAGATAAAGTTACTGCAGGTAATGGTAAGAAAGAATTAGATATAGAAGGTAAAGGTGAGGTTTGTTGTCAGATCTCTACCGTCTTGTTTAAGATGTTAGAAAAGAGAGCAGTAAAGACACATTATGTTAATATGCCTACTCATAAGGCAATGACCTGTAAGAAAGTAGATATCATTCCTATTGAAGTGGTAGTTCGGAATGCTGCTACTGGTTCTATTGTTAGAGATACCTTTGGTATTGAGGAAGGTACTAAATTTGAGCATCCTGTGGTAGAATACTACCTTAAGAGTGATGAGAAGGATGATCCTCTTTTAACATACCGTAGAATTAACCTAATGGGTTATGGTAAAGAGCTTAAAGAGTTTGAATACCGTGCTCAGTGGATTAATAAGGAATTGAAAAAGATATTCCATAGTATGAGTTTAGACCTTATAGATTTTAAATTGGAGTTTGGATACGATGCTAAAGGCAATTTACTCTTGGCTGATGAACTATCACCTGATGGAATGCGACTCTGGAATCAGGGTACCAAAGAGAGTTATGATAAGGACATTTTTAGAAAAGAGGGTGATGGGGAAAAAATGATAGAGAGATATAAAGAGATTCTTGGTAGTCTTCTTCAGATTCATGCTCGTGATGATGATGCAGAGAATGAGAGAACTATGAAACCAGAATATGAATTACCCCCTAGAGGACCAATTTAATGTATCAAGCACTTCCACCAGAATTACATGTTAAAGATAGTCCTATCGCAGGACAAGGACTATTTGCTAAAGCAGATATAGATGCCATGATGTATCTTGGTATCTCTCATGTTGTAGTGGATGATGATATTATGAGAACTCCATTAGGAGGATTTGTAAACCATAGTGAAGATCCAAATTGTGTGAAATGGTATGAAGAAGAGGATTGGGGAAAGATCTATCACATGAAGACAATTAAGCCTATTAAGAAGGGAGAAGAGTTATTTTTGAAGTATACTTTCTATAGTGTAGATAAATAGAAACAGCCTATGCTGTGTCTAAATGCCAACCTTCCAGACGTTTAAAGATTTAAGCGTCACATTTAAGAAGCACCCTATCACTGATGATCTTGTCACGGTGAAGGATAAAGCTGCGATTGTGCAAGCAATCACAGGATTACTTCTTACTAGGAAAGGCGAAAGACCATTTCAACCAAACTTAGGATCTGGTATACAGAATCTTTTGTTTGAGCCACTTGATTATGGATCTGCTGGTATTCTTAAATCTGAGGTTGCGAATGTTTTAAATCAATATGAACCACGTATTGAAGTTGATACTATTCGTTGCGAACCTGATTTTGATAACAACGGATATGAAGTAGAAGTATCTTACACTATTATCGGTAGAGAAGACGCACCCATAGCAGTAGAATTCTTCTTAGAGCGTACACGATAATGCCGTATACACAGGTAGCCAATTTAGACTTTGAGGATATCAAAGTTGCCCTTAAAGAATACCTAAGGGCACAGTCAGATTTTACTGATTATGATTTTGAAGGATCAGCATTAGCGACTCTGGTAGATACACTCGCCTATAATACGTACTACACGGCGTTTAATACTAATATGGTAGTCAATGAACTATTCATTGATTCTGCCACTCTCAGAGACAATGTAGTAGCAATAGCAAAGCAGTTAGGATATAGACCAAAATCTGCTACGTCTCCTACAGCATATGTTTCATTTACAGTAAATTATACAAACCCAACAAGTGATACAGAGTTGTTACTTAAGAAGGGTACAGGTTTTATAACAAATTATGATAACAACATTTACAATTATGTTGTATTAGACGATTTCAAATCACAGGTAGCAAATGATACAGCAATATTCACAAATGTACCAGTAAAAGAGGGAACATCACTTACTAATACATTTACTATTGATGGATCACAGAAATCGCAAAGGTTTGTTCTTGATAATCAAAACATAGACACCAATACTATTAGAGTAAAAGTCTTCCCTGGTGGTGGAAGCTTCAGTGAACCATATCTAATAGCAGATAACATACTTGGTGTTGATGGTAACTCTAAAGTCTTCTTCTTAGATGAGATTGAAGATGAGAGGTATGAGATCCTAGTGGGTGACGGGGTTCTCGGCAAGAAGTTAGATGATGGTACACGTTTTGAAGTGTCATACCTAACAACCTCAGGTTCAGAGAGTAATGGTGTTAGAACCTTTATATTCTCTGGTGTATTAGAAAATCCTGATGGTGTAACTCCAAATGCATATACCACTACTATTAACTCTACAGTTGCCTCATCTGGCGGTGAAGAGATTGAAAGTATTGATAAAATCAAATATACTGCTCCTAAGTCATATGGAACACAAGAAAGAGCAGTAACAGCACAAGATTACGAAGCAATAGTTAGAAGAGTATATCCAGCAACAAGTGATATCATTATTTTTGGTGGGGAAGATCAAGATCCTCCAGAATATGGTAAAGTTTTTATATCTTTAAAACCAAAAGATGCAACATACCTTACATCTTTAACAAAACAAGAAATTATAAAAGAGTTGAAGAACTATGTTGTTGCTTCAGTAGAACCAAAACTAGTAGATCCATCAGTTTTATATGTTGAGCTAACAAGTAAGGTTTATTACGATGGTAGTGTTACTGATCAGTCTACTTCACAGATTAGAGATAAAGTAATCGGTTCAGTTCAGTCTTATCTTGAGACTAGTGGGACTGAAAAGTTTAATGGCAAGTTTAGGCATAGTAAAGCTGTTGCAGTTATAGATGATGCAGATAGATCTATTAATTCTAATATATCAGATGTAACAATGAGGAAGGATTTCTATCCTTCACTCAACTCAACTTTCTTTTATGAAGTATGTTTCCAAAATCAATTTGATAAGGATTGTGATGAACCTACTCTGTCCAGCACTGGGTTTAGAGTAACAGAGTATCCTAATTTTGATGTGTATCTAGAGGATAGCGATGGCAAAATCATCCTATATAGACTGGATACTGCAACTGGTGAAAAAGTTGTCCTTGACAAGGATATCGGTGATATAGATTATGTAAAAGGCGAACTTAAGATGTATAATTTAACTATCATTAAAGGTAGTTTCTTTGACAATCGCATTTCTGTTAGAGTTAAACCAAAATCTAACGATATTAAGGCAATGCGTGAGGTATATCTAGATGTTGATGTTGCCAATTCTTCATTCACTGCATATAAAGAGTAAAGACGAATGCCATCCGTAAAGACTAAGCGAATTTCAACTCTTATTGAGACGCAGCTTCCTGAGTTTATTACAACTGAATACGAACTATTCTCTAAGTTTGTTCAGAAGTATTATGAAGCACAGGAGGTACAGGGTGGTACCTTGGATGTTATTAATAACATTCAGAAGTACGCTGATATTGATTATTATGAACAAAATATTCTTAGACAGTTTGATATCTTGGGCACTAGTATTTCTAGTTCTGATGATACAATTGTACTACAAGATGCAACGAGTTTTCCGAAGAAAAACGGATACGTCAGAATAGATGATGAGATTATATTCTATTCAACTAGAACTAATACAACTTTAAGTGGATGCTCTAGGGGTGTTAGTGGTAATACTACTTTAGGTGATCTTTATAACTCAAGCACCTTTACTGGTACTACTGCAGCTGCACATAATTCAGGACAGAAGGTTTATAACATCAGTAACCTTTTCCTATATGCATTTGTAAAGAATTTTGAGAACCAGTATCTAGGTTCTTTCCCTGAAAAGTATTTGAAGGGAGAAGTAGATAAGAGAACTTTAATTAAAAATATCCAAAAGTTCTATAAAGCAAAGGGAACTGATAGTTCTATTAAATTTGTTTTTAATACTATCGTTGCCAAAGAACATGACGATAAACCTGAAGTATACAAACCAAGAGATTTTACCTATAAGGTATCTGAATCTGATTGGACTAGTGTATATGCTCTTAAATGTAAGGTTATATCTGGTGATGTAAAGAGTCTAATAGGACAAAAGATTATACAGACTGCTACTGATGAATATGGGTATGCAGATGCTGCTGTTGATAATGTATATGCTGATGGTACTTCTGACAATGAAGTAGTATATAACATTGTATTAGCTCCAGAAACTGTTAATGGAGATTTTGCAATATCAACTAAAACTAAAACAGAAAAATCATTTTCAGGAACATCTTCTACTGGAAATAGAATTAATGTTTCTTCTACTCTTGGATGGGGTGATACAGGATCATTCTTGATTGGAACAGAAACAATTACTTTTAGTTCCAAGACTGTAACTCAGTTTATTATTGATGATAGACAACCTTCAGGAGCACTTACTTATCCTAGTGGTACTTCAGTTTATAAACCAGTAACTATCAGTGGTTCTGGCGTAACACTATTAACATTTGGTGTTGTATATAATTTAACACCCGAAACTAAACAACCATATTCAAGTCCTGGAGATAAAATTGAAGTTTCCAATTCAGGTTTTGAAACTGATGATAGTAAGATAGTCAACGTTGGTACAAAAGATACTAGATGGATATTTGATCAAGGTAATTCACCTTTAATACCAACTCTCCCAACATTAGAGTCATCTATAAGTGAATTAACTACAGATGTATCTTCTATATTTGCAGATGATCAGTATTATTACATTACAAGTTCTGGTTTCCCATCACATAAGATTTTAGATGGATCTACAGTAAATGAAGAATTATTAGATCAGAAGTTACTTCGTATTATTAGAAAGAAAGCTACAAGAACAACTGAAAAATATCCAACATCTAGAAGAGATAATGGTATCCTTTTAAATGGTATTCCTGTTTACAGTTATAAGGATTACGATAGTATTCGTTATGGTAAATTAGAGCAAATTAAGGTAAACACTCAAGGAAGAGGATATATTTCACCACCATTTGTTTTAATAGATCAAGTTCCTAACAGAGCTAGAGCAGTTCTTGCTGGAGAAGTTGTTGAAAGTATTATTGTAGATACTAAAGATATTTTTCCAAGAACACCAGATATTGATATTACATCTGGTAGAGGTGCAGTTGTTAGAGCAATTGTTACTGGTGGTAAAGTAACTAGTTTAGCTATTGATAATCCAGGTGAATATTATTCTTCTCCTCCACTTGTTAGAATTAGAGATAATGCTGGTAGAGGAAGATTTGCAACTTATAATTCAGTAGTAAACACTGATGGTAATATTACTGGATTTGAAAAAATTGATGAAGGTAATTTCTATAACCAAAATACTGTTATTGTAGATATTATTCCTGTTGGTGAAGATGCTAGTGGTATTCCTTTACTTAAAGAATGGAATTATAACAGATATACAAAATTAGAAAATGAACTTGATACTGAGAATGGTTATATCTTCCAAAATTATAACAATGCTTTAGAATATGGTTATGGTTATATTGCTAACCCTAAAGCTTTGAGAGTAAGTCTTAATGACAATATAAGTAATACTGGATCTGAACCATCAACTAAAACACATTCTCCTATTATAGGATTTGCATATGATGGTAACCCTATATATGGTGCCTTTGGTTATGAGAACCCACTAGATGCAACAACTGATATTACTAGAATGACTTCTAGTTATTCTTTAAATGCAGCACGTGCTGAAGGACCTACCGTTAATGAATATCCATTAGGTACATTCAATAATGATTATACCTATACTCATAAATCTGGTACTCTAGATGAAAATAATGGACGATTTTGTGTTACCCCAGAATTTCCAGAGGGAACTTATGCTTATTTCATTACTATTGATAGTAATCAAGTACCGCAATACCCCTATATTATAGGTGAAAATTATTACTCTTTACCTGTAGACAGTAATTACAATTCTAATATTAATCAGGATGATATTCCAAAGAACTCCAAGAAGTATTATGTTCCTGGAATGCAAGGTAATGGAGAAGGTCTTATAGCTTCTATTGCTGAAGTAAGATCTGGAACAGTTGATTCAATAGATGTTATTAATACATCTGATAATTTCTCTATTAATTCACAGATATATTTTAATAATGATGGTACAGAGGGATCTGAAGCAGAAGCTATAATATCTTCTGTTAAAGGTAAGGGTGTTAGTTATCTACATTCAAGAGAGAATAAGGTTGTTAAGTTAACAGTAATACAGAGTGCATATCTATTTGCTGATGATACTTTAACTCAACCATCTTCTGGTGCTTATGGAGAGATTGTTGGTACAGTCAAGAATGATAGTACAATTGTACTAAAAAATGTAGTTGGTACATTTGATAACTCTGGTACTTTCTCTGCTGCAATCAAAACATTTACAGTTTTATTAGATCAAAGAAGTTCATATACTAAAGGTGCAACATTAAGTCTTACTGATGGTGTTAATGCACCTATTGCAACTGCTGAAGTATTAGAAGGTACAACCTCTCAAAACGTAGTCCAGATCAAGGTTCTCACGGGTACATGGATTGTTGATGATACATATTTCTTACAATCTGATGATTTGTTTAATACTTCTGGAACAAGGATTGTTAGATTAACATCAATGAGTGATGGGTTAGAACCATTTGAAGTTAATCAAAGTGTTGCACTTGTAGAGACTACATCACCACATGGTTTAGGTATTGGTGATAATGTTGATATTGATATCAATCCAAATCATACTACTAAAGTAAAAACATATTATTTAAGGAAGAGATTATACCAAGAAGCTACATTAATTCCACCTGAGAATAAGACTAATATTAATTTTACAGGTATTGGTAAGTTTTCAATACTTAATGGTGGTGCAGATTACACTGCTGGCACATATACTACAGTTTCATTAACAGGTGGATCTGGTAGTGGTGCAACTGCTACTTTCATTGTATCTGATGCAGGTATTGTATCAAATGTTACAATACAGAATGCTGGTGCTGGATATAAGAGAGGAGACTATGTATCTGTTGCAGATGAAGATCTAGTAAGATCTGGTGCTTCTCAATCTACAGCAAGATTTACTTTATATGTTGATCATGCTGGAATCTCTGCTGGTGCTACAAAGCTAGTAGTAGACAGTGCTCTTGGATTTGCTGATAATGATTATATCAAGATTGGTGATGAGATTTTAAAAATTGTTTCTATTAACAATAATGATATTAGTGTAACTAGAGGTCAACAAGGAACAGATGATGTAGATCATTTTGATGGTCAGGAAGTAGTTCTTTATGAGTCAAGATATAACTTTACTACCAATTTTGAAATATTCAATACAGCAACAACTGGTTATGTTCAATCATATGATCCTGTCACACAAAAGATTATTATTGTATATGATTATGGTACTCTTAGCTCAAATGCAGATAAGGTTGTATTAAGTTCTAGTTTCTTTGATGCTAGTGAACCAAAGAGATTGGTTTCTATTAAGTCTGCTGGAGATGTAAATTATAAGTTTGAATTCTCTGATGATAATGTATCATTTGTACCTAATCCTAATGTAGGATTACAGGAATATTACAAGTACAAGTTTGATACGTCTCATTCTAGTCTCACTGGGACTTACTTTGATATTAGTCCAAGTAATAATTATAATTTAGTTACTGTTGAAAAAACAGAGTCTACTATATTACCTGGTAATAATGGAGCATATACAGATGTAATATTTGGATTTGGTTCTAGATTAGAAACAAATTTATTAACCACTAAAATAGGTACTGACTTTACAAATTTCTATTACTTTGATAGGAAGAATGTAGTTGGTTCTGATAATGCATATTTTAGTATTATACAAGATCCACTTCAAGGTACAAAAATTATTAATTATGTTACTCCAAATCGTTTTGTTTATGATGTTCCTAGTCAGCCTCTTTGGGATGGTTCTGGATCCATTTCTTATACTACTACTGGCCAGTTCGCTATCGGTGCGATTAACACAGTAGATATTATAAACTTAGGTCTTAATTATAAAAAGGTTCCTATTATTAGAGGTGTAGATCCAAATACAGATTATAGAGCTTCTGCTACTGTATCATTTGATACAACTTCTAATATTATAACTGGTGTTGAAATAGTTGAGAAAGGATCCAATTATTCTAAACCAAAAGTTATCATTACTGATGGTGATGGTTCTGATGCTGAATTTGATATTGTAGTAAGAAATGGTGAGATATTCTCTATTGTAGTTTCTAGTCCTGGTAAAGGATATACATATACTCCTACGATTAGGATTATAGAAAGTGATGTTCAAGCTTATGTTTCTAGTTCTACAATCGGAATTCCTCAAAGTGTTAATATCATACAGAATGGTGGTGGATACCATGAAGATAAAACAGTAGCATCTAGTTATTCTTCAAGCTATGTTTTAGGTGTTCAAGGAACAGGTCTAGTATTATCTTTAAAAAATCCATCACAATTAAGTGGACAAAAATATTGGAATACTCCAACTTACATTGGTCCTTTTACTGTAGGTGAAGAGGTTGTTCAAAAATATATTGATGACAATACTGGTGAAGAAATAACTAATGCAAGAGGTATAGTTGGTGAATGGGATGGTGAGACTTTAGTTATCTCAGAAGTTACTTTTGGAGAATTTTTATATAAACCAGATGATCCATTCTATGATGGTGGTAATTATGAGATCTATGGTAATGGTACAACAATTAGTCCAGGCGGTCCTTCGGGTAATCCTGCTGTATATCCAAATCGTGCAATAATAACTTCAACACCTGTAGATGGTGGTACAAATATACCAGAATATCAAAAAGGTGAGACAGTAGTTCAAACCATTGATGGTGTAGAAGTTCTTAGAGCAAAGGTAGTAGAATATAGAAAGGGTTCTAACCTTCTTAAAATAGGAGAGATAGATGGTACTATTAGAGAGAATGTTTTAATACGAAGTACATTAAGAAGTAATGTAGTATCAAAAGTAAAAACTATATTCGTTACTACGTTTGCAGAAGAGATTACTAGTTTCTATGATAACTTAGGTTATTATAATTCTGATAAAGGACGTTTAGGTGTATCTAATCAGAAACTATTAGATAGTGATTTCTATCAAGATTATTCATATGTTATTAAATCTAAAACTCCTATTGAACAATGGAGAGATTTAATAAAGTCTACTACCCATCCAGCTGGATTTAAACTATTTGGACAAGTAGATGTTGAGACTGATGCTGCAGCATCAATGCCAGAGGAACTTCCAAAGGCATCACATTTCAGTGTTATACAACTTTGGGATCCTGCAAAGAATACAATTACTGTTGAGAATACAACTCATGTAATAACTCAAACTACACAAAAGATAGAGAACACTAGAATTCGTAAGGGTGTTGGATCAGCATCTAATAGTGAATTCTTATTCAATGAGAATCGTGCTTTTGAGTTTAGTATTAATGGTACATTTGATGGTTACTATGATACTGATGGTAGATTACAAGGAACAACTCAATTCCAAATTCTTGATGATCAAGGTATTGCGTTTACACCTGCATCAGCTAAAGGAATTATAGTTACTCTTGATGGTGTTATTCAAGAACCTGAAGTTGCTTATACTATTAGTGGTGATCAGATTATATTTGCTAATCCTCCATTAGGAGCAGGAAATAAAAATGGTTCTACTTATAAAGGAGTTACTTTCTACGGTAAGATATTCCAGTTTAAAGATAATCAATATAATACAAAATACTTAAAGAAAATTAGAAATATTTTCCAACGTAGTGGAAGATGGATTGATGCTGCAAATCAAATTGAAAGGAATGCAGAGTTTATTGTTAATGAAACTATTGGTTATGGTAAAGAAACTCATACATCAATAGATTGGAATACAAAGCAAGATGATTATGAAGCAAACTTAAGAGCAATCTTAGATGCTTATCAACATGATATTAGATTTGGTGGTAATGTTAAAACTATTGATTATTCTAGTATTTTTAATAGTGATGATGACTATTTGTATATTCAGAATCAGAAAACAAATACAAATGATCTCTTTAGTTATGCAACTAGATTAGCAAAACTTGCTATTAGAAATTGGGATTATATTGATCAGAATGTTCTCTATTTTGGTGGAGGTAATACAGTAACAGTTAGTGATACTACCAATCTTGCTGTTGGTATGTTTATAACTTCTGGTACTGCATTTGCTTCAGGAACTAAGATTATATCAATTGATTCACCTACTCAGGTCACTTTATCTAATGTTGCATTAGCAAATTCAAGTCAATCTGGTGGTGCACCTGTAGGAGAAACTAGTATCTCTGGTACTGATGTTGCAACTGGAAACAACCCAACTAGCACTGCTGTAGTTGAACCAGGTGATAGTTTCCAAGTAGCTGTTGGTGCTACTTATACAGTTCCAACTTCATTTACTGGTACTGGACAAGCAACATTCTCTTGGAGTGGTGTACAAAGAGGAAAGTTCTATAAAGGAGGTCAATTAATTGGACTTAATAGAGCATATATTATATCCGAATCACTAACTTGGGCACAGGCAACATATCCTGCATTGAATTGGGGATCTATTGCTACTAAGTGTGGTAGAGATATTGGAATAATTCTTGATGCTTATGTTTACCATCTTCAATTTGGTGGTAATGAAAAAATTGTTGAAGCTGCTCAACGTTATTATACAAAGGATGATTATCCAGATTCAGAAAAGGTAAGTTATATTAGCGATTCGTTAACAGAAACACTTGCTGTATTTTCTTATGCTAAGGATCTAATGATTCAGGCAATGAGAAATCAGTTACCAGCAACTGATCCTGATGTTATTGTTGATAGTGAAAGTCCAGCATGTGTTGAAGTTGAAAGTGCACTTAATACATTTAATGGAATTATTAATACAATTCTTACTGAAGGTAAAGGTTTAGTAGAGAAGGTACCTCAAGATTCTAATAAGAGAGGTAATTGGACTCCTACATTAACATATTCAAATTACAATATTATTCTTGATCCATTATTAATAGACCAAGAATGTAATAATGTTATATCTGCAATTGATTCTCTTTATGATAATTTAAGTGATAATATTCTAGAGAAATCTGTAACTAGAACATTACCAGATTATGTTGATGGTGAATCTAAAGAATTTGAATTGTATTGGGATGATAATACTGAAGTTGATACTGAAGTTGATGAAGATTTATTCTTAACAATTAATGCTGTACTTCAACGTCCTAAGTATACTGAAACTTATCCTGGTCCTGATGCTTATTGGATTGATAGAACTGTTATTCCAAACAAGATAGTATTTGATGTTGCTCCAATTTGGGATCAAGATTTGGGAGCTAAGACAGTTGGTGAACCGACTGCAGTTGAGAAAGTAGTTGGTATTGGTGTTGGTAATTATAAGAGACTTACTATTGACTATAATTTAGTTGATGGTGTTAGAAATGGTCCTTTCTTAATTCTTGATGTAGAAGATTATACAGTACAAACTATTGAATCAGAAGACAGTATGTATGTCTTCTTAGATGGTGTCCTTCAAAGAAAAGGTTATTCATACACAGTTTCTGGTCCTAACATTACTTTTAATGTTCCTATTAAGAAAGAGATGAAGGTTGACATTAGATATCTCTATGGTAGAGATGTCGGTCAAATTCTTAACATCTTTGATTATGCTCCAGATACATATTTTGCTAAAGCTAGATTTACATTTACTGGTTCACCAAGTGCATTAGATGATTACTTTAAGTATGCTTGGATGGGTGATAAGATTGGTAGTCCTATTCATGTATGGCAACCAATGGCAGATGGTACTATCAATATAATTGGTGAAATATCAAATCCATTTAGATCTGGAAATAATGTTGGATATGATTTGAAATGTCAGAATACTGTAATTGAATCTGGTAGACCTTTTGTATTTGCTGTTAAAGGGGCATATGACAGAACATATACCTTTAGCATTGAAGATATTAGTAATCAACTATTAGATTTCCAATTAGATTCTGTAGGAAGAAAGATATTAACCGATGATAATTCTTTATGGTTTGGTACTTTCTTAGGTAAAACACATAAGTATCCATTTGCATATCTTGCTAATAATGACAAGATAAGAATAGAAGGTGAAGAAGGGTTTAGAAGAATTAAAACACTACCTAATGAAGCTACAAGTAAGGATGGTAGAAATAAAGAGACATTAACTGATGATATTTACGGTGTTGTCTCAGTTGAGACTTATACTGGAATCACGAGAGGAGAGGGTCTCTCAGTAGTCGCCACTATTGAGAATGGATCTGTTACTAAACTAACATGGAACCAACGTAGTTATGATCCATTAACTCAGCCAACTGCATATCAATATGAAACACCTCCAATATTGGAGTTTATTCCTGTTGATGGTGATGGTGGTGGTGCTAGTGCAAATGTACTAGTCAGTAAGGGTCAAGTTATTAGTGTTGATCTACTAAATGGTGGTTCTGGATATTCCGCAGCTCCAAAAGTAATTGTATCTAGAAGATATGATATTTTATCTGAAAGAGACATTGGTGTATCTCTAATCTATATTGGAGTTAACCCTGATGTTAATATCAGTGGAATGTCAGCAATTTCAACAATTAATGTTTTTGCTAATCAAGTTGCAGGTATTGATTCAGTAAGTTCTGTTCCTATTGATAGTCCAAAAGACGCAGACCGTCATATTCATGACATAGTTCAAACTGGTAAACCTAATGTAATTGCTGGTGAATCTGATGGCACTATGCCAACTGATGATGTACAACAACCTCCATCTGAGGGTGCTCAAATTGTTTATATTGAACCTGAACCTGTTCAGTATGAAGGAGAAGGTGGTGTACTAAGACTTCAGGATTCTGAAACTGTTCTTAAAGCTGAAGTACAGGATATTGTATCTCTCAACTCTATTCAAACAACGAGTAGACAAATAATTGAGTATATTAATATTGAGATTGAAAATAATTCATTAGATAATGTTAATTACTTTGAGACTGCAGCATTACTTGATGTTGATCTACAAGTTAATGAGCATGTAGCATATATTGCTGATACAACTAAGTTTGATGGTTATGGATTATTGATGATTGGTAATGAGGTTGTTAAGTATCATGGTAAATTAGAAGATAGATTCTTAAGACTTCTTAGAGGTCAGCAAAATACAACTCCTCAAACATGGCCTGCAGGTACATACCTCAGACAGATTCCTGAGATTACAGTTGCATTTGGTGGTGTAGTAACAATTGACTCTGAAAGCGATGTTACTATGGTAAGTGCATCAGCTTCTGCTGGTGGAGTTGAAAGGAAGACTCATAGACAAATTGAAACTCCTGCTGATTTCTCTGTAACAAGAGAAGCAACTGAAGTTGTTATTATTCCACCTCCAAGTGGTGTTATTGATGGATATGAAGAAACAGTATATCTTACTGATCCTATTATTCAAAGAAGTGGTAATGCTGTTGATGTCATTGATGTTGCAGATAGATATTATGTTGATAAGAGAGATGGATCTCAAGTAGAAATTATTAACGCAGTATTTGGAATATCATCAGAGTATATTGGTCAATATACTAAGACTAATGCAGGACATACCATATCATTCTTTGATGGTATATTTGATGATGGTACTGCTAAGGTTTCTGGATTGAGTATAGGATTGATGGATCAATACTTCCCAACTATAACTATTGCTGACTTTACTGAGAGAGCAGATTCTAGTTATAGTCTTGCTGGAGAGAAGTTTAACTTAGTTCCTCCATCTATTCAAAACCCAGTTGCATTCTCATCAAGTGCTTCTGGTACTATTGGTGGTTCTGTAGTTGTAGCAACAACTGCATACTTTGCTGATGAAGGATATCTATTACACGATAGTTTCGGTTCACTCAGCGTTATAAAATATACAGGAAAGACAGCGACACAGTTTACTGGATGCACTGTAGAAAGCGGAAGTACAAGCATTGAAAACAATGCGACCATCATTCCGTATCAAATTAACTAAATATTGCTATAAATATAAATAACTCAGGCACAAACTACAAATCGTCGGAACAGAAAAACAATGGCTGCTATTATCTCTGATAAGTTTAGGATCTTTAATGCTAAACAATTTTTAGAATCCCTCACTGAAGGTCCCAATGACACTAGTGCAGAGCGATCTAGAATGTACTTCTTTGTGGGAAGACCACAACCATGGAAAGCATATTTGGAAGTATATTCCAAAAACTCAACGGCTTTTGTAGTTGGTAACGAAGTGTATGTTGGAACGTATGGTTCCACTACTTTCCGTGCCACAGTTGCTGCAGTTTATGATAGTGCCCTCCTTTTGACCGACGTTTTTGGCAGCAACGGTATAAATTCCGCACCAGCTCTTGGTTCAGACCTTAAAGGTAGAACTGGAGGTGCTGGTGGATCCGACACAGGTGCTGAAGCAAAGTCTGGTGTATATCGCTACGCTACAGAGGATGTTCCACCTCTACCACTAGACAACCAAAGAGAAAAGATTAATCTATATGACGAATTGATTGCTGCCAAGCGTATTACTAATTCATTTGCACGTACTGTAATTCGTCGTTACAACTGGGACTTAGTTGCTAACCCTAAGTTTGACAGTTGGAAACCTGACTATTCTGCTACACCAGGTGGCGGTGGTCAAATAGGTAAACAGTCAGCATCTGGTGCAAATAGTATTGCTGATTCTAAGTTCTATGTAATGAACTCTGCATACGAAGTATTCAAGTGTCTCTATAATGGAGAGGATCCTTCTAACACAACAGGTCAGAACGCTACTGAAGAACCAACTACTGCAGGTGGTAACTATGCTTCTGCTACAGGTCTTTATACAGAGACAACTGGTGCTAAGTATATTTGGAAGTATATGTACACCATCCCAACTGATGATGTATTGAAGTTCCTTTCTTCAGACTTTATGCCAATCGTTCTTCCAGCTAACGCTTCTAGAACTGCTGTTACTGGTGCTGCTGTTGCTGGTGCTGTTGATGTTGCTTTGATTGAAGATGCTGGTGCAAACCTTCCTGCTTCTCAAACTCTATACACTGCAGTTCAAGGAGATGGTACAGGCGGTAAAGTTAAGTTTGTAACTAATGGTGCTGGTAATATTACATCTGCTGAGATAGAAGCTCGTGGATCAGGTTATACATATGCTAATGTTCTTTTAGGTAATGGTAACTTATTCTCTAACTCAGGATTGTCAAGTGCTGTAACAACTGGTGCTTCTGCAACTGGTTCAATTGAAATTGTTCTACCTCCTGAAGGTGGTCATGGTGCAGATCATGAGACAGAATTGAATGGTAAGCGTGTTATGACAAACATTCGTCTAACATATGCTGAAGGTTCTGGAGACTTCCCTGTAGATAACGACTTCCGTAGAATTGGTATTATTGCTGATCCATTTAACTATGGTACAACAACATTTGCAACTGCTGATACATTATCTGGATTGAAAGCAGTTAAGATAAGTGGTGCAACCGCAGACTTTAGTGTTGATGAAAAGATTACACAAACCGTAACTGGTGGTACTGCAGAAGGTACAGTTGTATCATGGACATTAGATAGTGGTTCAACAACTGCTGGTGTTCTTAAGTACATCCAAACAAATGATGCTCATACCGATCAAGGTGTTGTAAGAGCTTTTGAAAGTAATGGATCTAACGCTATTACTGGTGAAGCTTCTGCTGCTTCTGGTACAGTAAATACAAGTTATGGTAGTGCACTTCTAGGTGTTACATTCGCAAGTGGTCTTGCTACTCCTGAGATTGAGAACAACTCTGGAAACGTAATATACGTTGAGAATAGAAGACTAATTACTCGTGCTCCTGACCAAATTGAAGACATTAAGTTAGTTATTGAGTTCTAACACCCTCGCATCTCTGCTAAATACTCCTGAGAGAATACTAGTATAACTGGTGGAGTAGAGATGCCTCAGAAGACCAACCTGAATGTAAGCCCTTATTACGAGGATTTTGATGCGAATAAGAATTTTTATAAAATTCTGTTTCGTCCAGGATACTCTATTCAAACAAGAGAGTTAACACAATTACAATCTATTCTACAGAACCAAGTAGAAAGTTTTGGTAAGTATGCCTTTAAACAAGGTGAACTTGTCATACCTGGTGAAGTAGGATTAAATACGAAATTAGATTACGTCAAACTATCTTCTGTTTCAGAAGTAGCGGTAAGTGATGGAACTGATATCGTTTATAAGAAGTACGACATTTCTCAGCTAGTTGGTCAGCAGTTGAAAGGTTTAACTTCTGGTGTTCTTGCTACAGTATTATCTACAAAATTAGCAACAGAAAGTTCTGCTGATACACTATTTGTTAGTTATATTAATAGTGGTAATTCAAACACAGAACCAACTTTTAGACAAGGTGAGACTCTAGAAGTTGTTGATGGTGTCAATACTCCTTTACTCGTGGTAGGTACAGACGGTAGTGTACTTCCTACGAGTATTCAAGTAACTAACCCTGATACTGGAGAAACTACTTCTCTTGAAAGTTCTGCAATGGGTTATGGTTCTGCTGTTAAAGTAGAAGAAGGTATTTACTTTGTTAATGGATATTTTGTTCGTAATGATGAAGCATTACTTGTTATTGATGAGTATTATGATAAACCATCTGCAAAAGTTGGATTTACTATTAAAGAGGAGATTGTAACTCCTGAAGAAGAACCAACCTTATATGATAATTCTATTGGTTCTGCAAACTATACAGCACCTGGAGCTCATAGACTTAAGATATCTCTTGAGTTAAAAGAATTTGCTCTTAATGCAATTACAGATAAGAATTTTATTCAACTCCTAACAGTTTCAAGAGGAGTTATTCAAAGAAAGATTGAATCTACAGATTTTAGTGTATTAGAACAAACTCTTGCTCGTAGAACATTTGATGAGTCTGGAGATTATGTTGTAGATAATTTTGATGTTGATGTAAGAGAGTGGGCACAAAAAGATGGTAATAGAGGTCTTTATGGTGCTGACATATTTGATCTTTACAATGGATATACTGCTGCTGAAGCTGCCAGAAAGATGGTTGCTAGTATAGGACCAGGTAAAGCATATATCAAAGGTTATGAAATTGTTAATAAAGAAACTAAGTATCTTGAGATTAATAAAGCAAGAGAAAGTCTTTCTACTGAAAATGTAAATTTAAAGAGTAAAGGTTTACCAACTTTTAACGTTACTAACGTTTATGGTAGTGTTCCTTTAAACAAAGAAGGATCTGATCTTACTGCATATCCTGATGTATTTTTATACAGTACATTTAATGATGGTACTGTTGGATTGAATAATACTGAAAATCCAGCAGATCATAGACAAACTGTTGATAGAAGAGGTACTAACTTTAGTGTTGACCATGGTATAAAAACTATTACTTTACAGATCACAAATCCAGTAACTCTTATTGGTTCTGTAACAGATGCAACATTCCAAAGTCAGTTTGGAACTCTTTATTATATTAAGACTAGAAGTGATCAAGGTTCAGTAACTGCTATTGGATCATTTAAGACTCTTTCATTTGCAACTATTAATAAACCACTCATTAATGCATCTGAATCTGTTCAATTCTTAGAACTTACAGTATTTGGTCCTAAAAATGAATTAGAACTACTACTTCTTGAATATGATTCAACTGATCCTGAATTCTTTAGAAGAATTTATCTCACAGAGTCTGATGCACAAACAGAGGCAGAAGCTTTCGGACATATTGTAGATTATCAAAGTACAATTACACCTATAATAGGTAAAGCAAAACCAAGTAATTTCTACTTACAGGAAAGAGGATCTGGTTTTAATTCAGATTCAGATATAGTTCTTTCTAAGGGTCGTTTAGGACAAGGTACTGCTGCATACAATACTACATTTGGATTCTCTTATTTTGATCCACAGTTCTTTACTAGAATTATTTTAGAATCTGTTCCAAGTGGAACTAATCCTTTTGATGAAGGTATGTATGTAACTGGAATCAATAGTAATGCATATGGTGTTGTTGAAGGATCTGCTAGTGGTTTATATTCTACAAATCAAATATTATTTGTTAAAACTCTTTCTGGTAAGTTTCAATCTGGAGAGACTCTTAGGGATGAAGATGGAAACACAGTAAGAATTGCTACTGATAATACTATATCTCATTTTGTTGTTCAAAATAGAGGATTAGGATATGCAGATGGAGTATCGTTGTTAATCAATGGAACTGATTTTGATGCTTCTAAGATTGAACTTAAAAAGACTACTGATGGTAAAATATATGCTGCATCCGTTGTTAACAGACGAGCAGTAGATATAAAATATGCACAACCTCCAGCTATAACAGTAAAACAACCTGATGGTGCTGCAACTCCAAGTGCTGCATCTGCTGTAGTTCCTGTATTGTTTAGTAATAGTGTAACTACATACACACCACAGAATGTTAAGTCTATTGGTTGTGCTTATGGATCTGGAAATGCAAATAACTTCTCTGCAGATGTTGTTGTAGATAGTCAAGTATTTTCAGAAATCAAAAGTGTAACAAATTATACATTCTTTGGTTCACAAGGATCTAGCTTTATTGAGTCTACTAGTTTCAGTGCTGATGCTTCTATTTTAGTACAACAAGGAGATTTAATTCAATTCTCTGATGAATCAAATAATTTAGTTCGTGCTATTGTACAATATGCTACTAAGCAAGAAGGATCTTCTAAGAGTAGAATTTACTTTGATACAGCATTACCAGGAGATGTAACTAATACAAGCATTGTTCGTTTACGTCCAAAACTACAGAATACAAATTCTGGAAGTCTTATCTATCCAACAGGAAGTAGGCAGATATCAAAAGTTTCTGCTGGTGGAGATGATACTAAGATTAAATATTACTTCCGTAGAGATTTCGTAACTACTGCTTCCTCTGGTGGTGGTATGGTTACCTTTGCTGCTCAATTACCATTTGGTACACAAAGGTTTGCAGCATTCACTGAAAGTAATTTCATAGTTACTGTACTTGATCCAGGTGATGCTCCTGATATTGTAAAAGGTGATATTGTTTATGTTGATAATAATGCAGTAGAAATTACATCTTCTACTGATACTGCAAGTGGTCTTACATCTGGTAGTATTAGTTTACAGTTACCATCAAATTACTTTGGAACAGTTCCATCTAATGGTACATTCCCTAAACTTAAGTTGACTGCAACTCTTGAAGTTGAAAATGCAAAACCAAGATTAAAAACTGCAATTAAAAATAAGAGAATTGTTATATCATCTGCTGGTGATCGTGTAGTTCCATTTAGAGGAGGTGATTACGATACCGAGGTTGTAGAAACTCTATCTTATTCTGATGCATATAAACTTAGATATATTTACGAGGGTACTGCAAGTCAACCACCAACTGTAGATACAGCTGGTAATCTAATTTCAGGAACTGACGTTACTAATAACTATACTTTTGATAATGGACAAAGAGATACAATTTATGATGTGTCTCGTATTGTTCTAAAACCAGGTTTTGAACCTGCTGCTGGTCAATTACTTATTGCTTTTGATTATTTTGAGCAATCACAAGGAGATTTTATTACTATTGATAGTTACTTGCATGATGCAGGTGTACCAGAAGATGAGATTCCAACATTTAATTCTTCAGTTCATGGTAATTTAGAACTTAAGAATGTAATTGATTTCAGACCTAAGGTTGATAGTGATGCTATTATTCCAGGTTTCTTAGATAAGTCTACTTTAGAAGTTACCACTGGATCATTCGCTGGTGCAGGTGCAGTAGTTTCTAGCACTCCAGCTCCAGATACTAATCTAGAATATACATTCTCATTCAGTCAGTCTCAATACTTAGATCGTATTGATGGAATATTCTTAGATAAGAAAGGAAACTTTGTAGTTAAAGAAGGTAATTCTTCACTCAATCCATCAAAACCAGATCCTATTGATGATGCTGTAGCACTTTTCTTTGCATATGTTCCAGCATTTACAAAGACAAGTAAAGATGTACGGATAACACCAGTTGACAATCGTCGTTATACGATGAAGGATATTGGTAAGTTAGAAAAACGTATTGAACGTCTTGAATACTATACAACTCTTAGCATCCTAGAACAGCAAGCTCTTAACATGCAGGTTAAGGATGAAATTGGATTAGATAGATTCAAATCAGGATTCTTTGTAGATAATTTTGAAGCACATAAAATTGGTAATCTTTCTTCTTTAGATTATAGATGTGCTATTGATAGTCAACAGTCTGTATTACGCCCTCAATCAAAAGAAGATTCTATATCTTTATCTGAAGTTAATGTTAGAAATGATCAGAGATCAGTTTCTGGTTATAAGAGGTCTGGTGATATGGTAACTCTTCCATATTCACATCTATCTTTACTTGGAAATGACTTTGCATCTAAGACACTAAATCCAAATCCATTTGTTGTTCTTCAGTATGTTGGAGATGGTGAAATATCTCCTTCTGTTGATCATTGGTATGATCAAAATGAAGAACCATTAGTTGTTGATACAAATACTGATCTGTTTAGTATTTTCTTAGCAAAGGATAATGTAAAAGAAAGTTTCTCAAGTCTCTATAATTCTTTTGTAGTTAACTGGGTTGGAACTTCTACATCATTTACAACAATCAATTCTCTTGGATTAATAAACACACAAGAAGCTACAACTTCTGTTGCTAGTGCTTCTGTAAGCAGTTCTTCTAACATTAGTCCACAAAATAATGAAATAGGTAAAGGTATTAAAACTAAGAGTATTGGAGATAGTTTAGTTTCTACATCACTTTCATTCTTTGCTAGAAGTGTTCCTGTAAAATTTGTTATTAGGAGAATGAAACCTAATACTAAAATTTACACATTCCTAGAAGGTAGAAATGTTGGTCGTTGGATTAATCCAGATCTTAGATTTACTGGAATTGCTGGTAATTCACCTTCAGCATTTAATGGTGAAGTAGTTACTGATGAATATGGTAATGCTAGTGGTATTATTATACTACCAGCTGGTCATCCACCACTTGAAAATACTACATGGACTGGTGATGTTAATACAATTGGATATGATACCAGTGCAGAAGAAGTTTCTGTAACATCTGGAATATTAACATTTAGATTTACATCAAGTGAAACTAACGAAAGTAAGGAATTAGTTGATAGTTATACAGAAGTTAAATATTATGCTACTGGTCTTCTTCCAGAAAATCCAGGAAGCATTGTATCTACAAAACCATCTTACTTCAAATCAAATGAAGGTGTCCAATTAATTGAAAGTAATACTGATAATCCTGTAAGACCTAATCCTCTTGCACAAACATTTAAGATAGAAAACTTAGATGGTGGATGTTTTGTAACTGGTGTAGATCTTTACTTTAATAAGAAGAGCACTAATATTCCAGTTAAGACATATATTACTAATGTAGATTCTGAGAAACCAGGTAAGAACATAGTTCCTGGTAGTGAAAAAGTATTATCACCAAATACTTTCCTTAGATGCTTTGCTAGTGGTAATTTATCAGTATATAAAAATGAAAATGTAACTGGTACTTCATCTGCTGCTTCTGGACCTATACTTAAAATATTTGATAAGAACAATGTAGAGTTAGTTGCTACTGCATCTGGTAAGTATAGTCTTACTAATGAGCAAGTATATACAATTGTATTAAGTAATCATAATGGAAGATCATTTAAAGCTAATGAAGATTTAAGTGTTCCTTCTATAACCACAAATAATGCATTAAATGGAACAGATCTTGCTCTATCAATAGCAAAAGATAGTGGTAAGGTTTCTGATATTAAAGTAACCAATACAGGACAAAATTATGACAGTGCTATTTTAACTATTGAAAGTCCTCAACTTCCAGGTGGATCCACTGCAACAGCTTCTATAGAAGTATCTGGTGGAAAAATTTATAATGCTGAGATATCTTTGAATGGTATTGGATATACAGAAGCACCATCAGTTGTTGTTAAAGGCGTTGGTAATGGTGCTGGAGGGTGTGAAATTCAAACTTATATAGAAATAGATACCCCTGCTGTTAGAATGGGTGTAGCAACCGATGCAGGTGAAGTTACAAACTCTACTACACCATCACATTTCGGTTTTGATTATCCAGTATATCTACAAAATGATACTGAATATGCTCTTGTTGTAGAGACAGATTCTACTGATTATCAATTATGGGTTTCTAGATTATCTGAAGTTGATATTGCTACAAGTACGGTCATCACCACTCAACCATCTCTAGGTTCGGTATACCGTTCCCAGAATACCGAAAGTTGGACTGAAGATAATTTTGAAGATCTTAAGTTTAAATTATATCGTGCAGAATTTGATATTACTAGACCAGCTGAATTAGTTCTTAAGAATGAAAGTGTTGGTTATGAACTTTTAGATGTAAATCCAATAGAAACTAATGCAAGTTCTTCTTCTGCTTCAAACTCATTATTATTTAAAAATAATAATGCAATATTAAAAGTTAATCACAGAGATCATGGATTTGAAGATAGTGGAAAATCTTATGTATTCTATAGAACTGCTACAGCAACAGGTGGTATTACTGCATCTACTATTAACAGTAACCTATTCCAAGTAAGTAATTCTGGTGTTGATAGTTATAATGTTACTTCTCCATCTGCTGCAGCTGGAAACTCTGTTGGTGGTGGAAGTATGGTATATGCAAGTCACAATAGAAAATTTGAGACTTTATATCCTCAAATACATTATCTAACATTTACTGGAACAACATTAGATACCAGTGTTAAAACTACAAATGTAGTTCCTGTTGATTCTTCAACATTAAATTACACTTCATATTCACAAACTGAATACGAAAAAACATTCTTGAATGAACCACATTACTTTACAAATCAGAAGATAGTTGCTTCTGATATTAATGAAACCCTTAATACTCTTTCTGGTTCATTAATGTATAAGATGTCTATCTCATCTACTGCGTCTCATTTGAGTCCAATTATTGATCTTTCAAGTGCAACTGTTAAGACAGTTACTAATAGAATAGAAAAAGCACATGGTAATGAAGATAGGTTTGGTAGAAGAGATCAAGTTATTGAATTCTATCCTGTGTATCAATTCAATCTTGCTGGTAATGGTGGAACTGAAATACAAGCTGATCAAACTATAATAGGAAAAACATCTAAGACTACAGGAACAATTGCTAGAGTTAATGGTAGTGTTGTTTATGTAAGAGTTAAGACTACTCAATTCTTCCAAAAAGGAGAAACAGTTGATTTAGGTAATCAAACACAGTTAGATGCTGTTACAGTTGATTCTAATCCAATACAGGTCTTTGCACAAATTGATGATGCTTCTACTGTAGTAGCACGTAATCCAAGTATTATACTTGAAACCTATGATAATGTTATAACTGGTAAGACAACTATATGGAATAGTCAGACTCAAGAACTAACTTTAAGAGCTGATACTAAACCTATTAATGATAACTATACAGATGCCATTAATACAAATGTACTATACAATAGAAATGCAGTTACTGGTGATCAAATTGTTGATATCTTCCGTGTAGGTGACTTTATTAAATATCCAAATCAACCAGATGAAGAAGCTAGTTACTTAGAAGTTGGTAAATTATCTTATACAAATGGTATTGATTTTGTAAGAGAAGATAGATCTAAAAATGGTTCTTCTATTGCTAAGTATGTAACTAAGGAAATTGTAATTAATAATCCTGCAACATCTATAGATGTTCATCTTACAGCAACTGTTAAAGATGTAGCAGATATACAGGTTCTTTATAAGTTAAAGAAAGCATCTAGTCAAGAAAACTTTGAAGATTTAGATTGGACATTCTTTAATGAAACTGGATTGCCAGATGTTCTAGAATTAGCAACTAGTGAAAATAGTATTTCTAGTGTTGTAGAGAAACAATCTGCATATCAAGATCTTAAATATAGTGTTTCTGATCTAGAAGAATTCAGTTCATTTGCTATTAAAGTTGTAATGACTAGTGTAGATCCCGCATTCGTTCCTAAAGTTCAGGATATCAGATCTGTAGCATCTTTCTAGGTCCGCACATGGGTTATTTGAAAGTAGAAGGACATGATGGTCTTGTAAGAGACCAAAAGACAGGTGCTATCATCAATTTGGATGATTCTGCTATACAGGCAAGACGTAAGTCTAAGCACCTAGGTTCCGCATTGGAAGACATAAATATGTTGAAGACTGAAGTCTCTGAAATCAAGTCCTTGCTTAGAGAGTTAATCAAAAATGCCAGCAGTAGCAGTACAAAGAACCGACACCTTTGAGTCACAAAGGGTCAAAATTAATCAGATAGGTCAACAAATCTTCAGTATTACTGAAGGTGGATCCGATTTATCAACAGGAAATTTAAAATTAGGTGATGGAACTATCCAAGCTCCATCTCTTGCTTTTGATAATGACAATCTTTTAGGTCTTTATAGACCATCATCTGGCATACTTGGTTTTGTTAGCTCTGGAAAAAGAGTACAAAATCTTTCCAATCTTAAAGTAGAAGTTCTTCAAGATTTTCAATTAACTCAAAATAGACTTCAAACTGCTGGTATATCAATATTAAATCCAGGTTCTGGATACGAACCAGGTGATTATACTAGTATTCCTATTACAGGAGGTTCTGGTAGAAGTGCTGAAGCTGCCATAGCTGTTACTCCATACAATTATACAATAACTAATCTTGGTTCTGGATATAATCCAGGAACATTTACTCAGATTAGGTTACAAGGTGGTAATGGTACTGCAGCAGATATAGGTTTTGATGTTAATGGTTTATCTAATGGTACTCTTGTTGGAGGAGGTGGTTACGTAGTTTCTCAAACTTTTCCTAATGTATCGTTGACTACTGTTAGTGGTAGTGGATCTGGTGCTATAGCAGATATTATTACCGATGCTAATGGTGTTATTATTGAGGTTGTATTTACTGATGAAGGTAGTGGTTATATAAACGGTGATGTTTTAAGTGCTAATGCTAACTTTGACGGAGTTGGTTCTGGTGCTGGATTCTCATGGACTTTAAATTCAGATCCAGGTATTATAACAAATATAGCATTAACTCAGTATGGTAATGGATTTCAAGCTGGAGATGTTTTAACACTTCCACAAACACAAACAGGTATAACTACAACTCTTAGAGGTTCTGTAACTGGTTTAGCAGCTACATTAGCTCTTGCAAATCAAGTTACACTTAGTAGCACTGCAGGTATAACTGCAGGTATGCAAGTTTCACAACAAGCTGGTGATACTGGACAACTTGCTGCTGAAACAACTGTTGCGTCTGTAGACAATGCAACTCAAATTACATTATCAGCAACTCCAACAGTTGCTGGTGCTGCAACCTTAGATTTCTTATCTGTTGGACAATTAACTGAATTTGAGGTTGCTGATTCTAGTATTATATTTGTTGGTGATACAGTTACACAAACTGCTGGTAATGGTGTATTAGGAACAGGATTAACTGTAACTGCTTCTGCTAATAATATAATTCAACTATCTGCAGCACCAACTACAGCAGGTTCTGCAACATTATCTTTTACACCAGCATTTGGTGATCCAGCAGATGATTTTCAATTAACTATTGGTAACTTAGGTGTTATTGATAGCGTTCAAATATCAGAAGGTGGTACTGGATATGAAGAAGGAAATACTTTATCAGTAGATCCAGAAGATTTAGTACAACCTATTCAATACAGTGTAATTAAAAAGACTTTATTTGAAGTAACATTTACTACAACTGTTCCTTCAAGTTGGGGAGCTGAAGGAGATACTATACAAACAGTACCAGAAGGTGGTGCTGCAATTATATTTGATATTGTAAAGGTTGAGACTACTGGTAGTAATATTGATAAAATAATTTTAGATAGTGCACAAGGTTCTCTTGCAGTAGGTGATATTCTAGAAAATGCTGCAACTACACAAATTGAAGTAGCAACTGTTGGTTCTCCATTTGATAGATTCTTTATTAATACTGGGTCTACTCTAGACATGACACCAGATTTGACATTGTATGCTGGATCAACATACGAATTTGATGTTTCAGATCCTTCTATGTTAACTGAGACTTTTGCCTTTACTCAGTATAGAGATGGTAAATATTCTCCTAGTTTAGTTGAAAATCTTTCTGCAACTCTTGATGTAGCTTCAAATCAAGTAAGTGTAACTAATGCTACAGGAATCCTAGTAGGTATGGTAATTACTGCTACTGGTGGAACAGGAACACTAGTAACAGGAACAACGGTAACTAATGTAGTTGGTAACACTATAACTTTAAGTAGAAATCCATTAGCATCTGGATCTACTACTTTGTCATTTGCAGGTGTTGAATATAACACTGGAGTTACTAGAACTGCTAATGCGTTAACTATTAAAGTTAGTGCTGATACTCCTAGTCTTTACTACTATTCACGTGAGAATGTAGACCTTGGTGGACCTGATAACCAAGAAGCAACAATCACTATAGATTTAAACAACCCTGTAACTTTTGGTTCTGGATTAAGTATATCTGTAGTTTTAATTGATACCTTTGCTGGTATAACTGGTAATATTTTAACTGGAGCATTTACCGCAGTTGGAGTTACTGCAACTGATGGTCTTTTTGATAATATGTCAGTACAATCTGTATTGACTGCTAATAATATTGCTAGTACAAATATTTCTGCTGACTCTATAACTTCAGTATCACCAAACCTTGCTCTTAATGCTACAAATATAAATCTTAATTTATCTGGAACAGTTGATGTAGGACCAGGTAAATTTTCTATTGATGGAAGTAATGGTAACGTAATAGCAGCAGGTATTATAAAGAGTTCTGATTCACTAAACATTAATGATAAACTTACAATAACAAATGCTGTTATTGCAAGTGGTGCATCAACAGATATTGAATTAACACCATCAGTTGGTCAGGATGTAAAAATAAATTCTACAAAATCTCTAATAATTCCTGTAGGAACTGACCTTGAAAGACCTGCAAGTCCAGTAGCTGGTGCTATTAGATTTAACTCATCTACAAGTCAGTATGAAGGTTATGCTTCTTCTACCTCTTCTTGGTCATCTCTTGGAGGAGTTAGAGACTTAGATGGTAATACTTACATTCTTGCAGAAGAAACAGTTGGTGCAAATGATAATACATTATATTTCTATAATGATGCTCAAAACACTATAAGAATTACACCTTTCCATCAAGAATTTGTAAATGTAAAGAAAGTAAGATCTGTAAACGTAACTGCTCCAGCATATACTAATTGGAATCCTAATAGTCCAGTAGCTACAGATGATTATGTAAAATATCTCAACAACTTATTCCTTGTTGTTGCAGGAGGTCAAACTGGAACTGATGCTAACCCTCCTACAGATACTACTGGTAGTGACTTTACAAATGGAACAGCAACTTTAAGATATTCTACTACAGCAGTTGCTCCACTAACTTTTGAAGAGATTGAAGAATTTAGAATAGCACCATTAGGTGGAACTGATTTATCAATCAATGGTGATTTAAGACTTAAAGATAATATTATCACAACTGATGTTAATGACTTAAGTCTATCTCCTCTTCCAGGAAAGAAAGTTGTATGTGATATTAAAACCACTTTGGTAGTTCCAGTTGGTACTACTGCAGAGAGAGGATCACCTTCTCAAGGTTCTGTTAGATTTAACACAACCGATAGTTTATTTGAAGGTTATGATGGAGTTAACTGGGGTTCTCTTGGTGGAGTTAAAGACGTAGATCAGAACACTTACATTATTCCTGAGACTTCACCTGGTGCTAATGAGAACATATTATATTTCTATAATGATGGAAATAACACATTAAGACTTACTACGACACAATTAGAGTTTGACACTGTTGATACTATTGTATCTACAACTTCAGATGAACTTGAAATAACCGCATCATTAATGACATTTGATGCAGCTGCTACAACACTTGATAATACTTTAGCAGATACTACATTCTTACATTCTGCAAAACAATACTTTGATCTTGGATTATCTTCTGGTTTATATGTTGAACCAGTATTAAGATTAGACAATCAAGGTGATGTTTACTTTAATACTACATTTGGTACTGGAGCATATAATGGTGTTAAAGTATTTGATGGTGAACTTAAAGAGTTTGAACTTGCTGATACTAAGATAGCAACTGATAAGTTTAATCTTGTTAAAGGAACAAATAATGTTGGTACATCAGTTATATACAATAACACTAGTGCTGTTGGTGCTAAGACAATTGTTTGTGCAGAGAACCCAACTACAGGAGATAGTGAATTTATTGAATTTGGACTCTTGGATGATGGTACGGATGTTTGGCATACAGAATATGGTAATGTTAGAACAGGACAACAATTGATTGTTCCTACATTTGATATATCTGGAACTAACGATGTTCGTATAACTATTACATTAGGAGATGCAGTTGGGGTAACCCAAACTGTTAAAGTTACAATTACCAACAACATTACTAAGAAGTAAAATGCCTAGAATACTACAAAAACTTGATTCCACTGGAGGTTTTTCTATTGACAAGACTATTGTCGTAGATGAATTAAGGAATGCAAAAGATCTTAACAGTTTAGAAGTTAAGAACAGACATTATTCAGATAGTAAAATATCTCAGTATATTTTAAGAGGTATTAATACAGCTGTGTTGCAGTTAGATGATGTTGGTACTCAGATTACTCTTGACAGTAATACTATAAATTTCGTAACTGGAAACATCATTGCAGTTAATCCATTAGGTACTGTTTATGCAGGTAAAATAGAAAGTTCCGTGTTGTGCGATGGAAATGGAGCAACTAGTGTACTTGCCTCAATGATTACTACAATCAAAGATGATATTCCAGCAGGTCAAACATGGGCAATAGTTCCATTGGGATCTACAAATCGTTTTAGTTATTCTACTACAAGAGCTGGAACAACAAATGTCATTAAATGGATTGTTTCTACTCAAGTTATCAGTATTGCGTGGGCTTAGTGCTAAATATAACTGAGGAATAATTAGGCGGAGCTAAGACGGCACCATGAGTTTTAATATTAATTCTGATAAGGAATTCGTTAGGGGCGGTAAACCAACGTTAATTGGTGACCAAGAACTTACAATTAGAGCAGGAACAGGATCTGCCGAGAAGGAGATCTTTAGAGCTCAATTGGATGAAGCGACTGACTTACCACGTGTTGGTATTAATAGAACTGGTGAACGAGTAAACGTTATAAAAATAACGTCTGGTGGTTCTGGTTATACAACTCCTCCTTCCGTCAATATTACTGCTCCTGATGTATCAGGTGGTATACAAGCATTAGCATCCGCATTTATCTTCAACGGTCAAGTAGTAAACATTGCCGTCAACAATCCAGGTTCTGGATATACTACTGCACCAACTGTATCTATTTCTGGTGGAAATGGTGGTGGTGCAACTGCAACTTCTGAACTTGATACAGTTGACTTTGAACTTGACATCAACGGTGCTATTAGAACATCAACATCTATCATTTCAGATACTGCAAGAATTCTGAACCTTGATATTGATAACTTTATTACTCCTGATGCTAATTTTAGAGCACCAAATTTAAAAACATTTGCAAATAATACTGGTACTCCATGGGCTGCTAATGTTATTATTCAGAAAGATAACTACAGATGGTTCGGTGCTAACTTATATCAATCATTAAACACTGGACAAACTGGATCTTCTGCACCTGTACATGTTGATGGTATTGAATTAAACGGTGAAGTTCAGTTTAAACATATTGGTTTTCGTGCAAATGATGCCTCAGAATTTGGATACAATACTACTGGAGAAGCAGGTATATATCCACGTTCTATAACTCCTCTGTTAGGAGATAGAACAGACAAGATTGCAACTACAGAATACGTCCTTAACCTAGCAACGAATGACGTTGGTGGTCGTATTTACGTTTCAGCACAGATTGGTTCTGACCTCAACGATGGTAGATCTGCTGTAAACCCAGTTAGAAGTATTAAGAAGGCAGCACAATTAGCATGGGAAACACCTGGTGTTAAAGAAACTATTATTGTTTCTGGTGGTGATTACGTAGAAGATAACCCAATTTCATTACCACCTGATGCATCAATCGTTGGTGACAACTTACGTTTGGTAATCATAAGACCAGGTAATCCTGGCAAACACATGGTTAAGTTTGGTGATAAGAACTATGTGATTGGTGTTACTTATCGTGACCAAATTGACTCAGTTGGTGATGCTGTTGCTACTTGGGATTATGCGATGGTATTTGATGACAAGCAAAAAGTTGTCATTGATGCTGAAGCTAATGGAGATGCTGGTGTTAAATTCCCAGTTGGTCACCAAGTTTTTGGACCAGATCAATTCAGAGTAGATTTCCAAGAGAATACTGGAGGGAATGCTCTTCAGATTGGATTAGAAGTTGTTGGTGTTAACACTGGTTCACGAGCAAAAATTATTGATGTTTCATTTACAACCACAGTTGGAGCTGATGCATACCTTACAGGTAAATTAGATGTTACTCTAACAAGTGGTTCTTTCCTAGAAGGTGAGCGTTTTAACTATCTTGTTAGTGGAACAGTAGGTAATCCTATTGCTCTTAATATCACTCAAACAGATGGAGCTAATAAATTCAGAGTAGATTCTGATCCTGATACTCTTATTCCTCCAGGAACATACATTCATTTGAATGATACTGATAATAGTACAATAACTACACCTGGTTTTTATCAAGTAAAAGCAATTGACGATGATTTTGAAATTTCTAATGGTTATTGGATAATTGAAGTTGTACCTATTCTTAATGCTAAGACATGGGATAATGCAGTAGTAGAATCTATAAGCATAAGTGGTGCAAATATTGTTGAGCAAAGTGTTGATACAACAAGTCTTAAATCAATTAGAGCAGAAGGTGAAGTTACTGAAGTAGAAGAAGATTATGATACAGCATTTCCTATACAAAGAATAGATTTCTCTCTTCAAGGAGATCCATCTATTACAACTGGTGGATTCCAAGAAGCTCAATTTGGTACGTCTGAAGATAGTGGTGGTATTATCTTCTACACCAATGAATTGGTTGGTAGAAGTAATATTCATAATTTCAGAGAAGGTCAAGAAGTTCTTATTGAAAATCTTCCAACAACATCTCCTGATCTTTCTGCATTAAATGGTAAGCAAAGAATTTATAAAATTTTAGAAGATGCTGATGGTCGTTCTAGAAGATTTGTAATACCTAAAAAATTCCCTGCAATTACTGATGCTAATTTTGATCCAGGTCAATTTGCTACTGTTAAGTCATATTCTAAAGTAGTTACATTATCACTACTAAACTCTCCAAACAAGTTTCCATTATCAACACCAGTAAGTAGAAGATTCCAAGACGCATGTGTTTTATTGCGTAATAACAGAGAGTTTATTGCTGATGAAGTTCTAGGAAGAATTAATGAAGAATTTAAGAGTGATTACTTCCGTGTATGGGATGTATCAGCAAATGATTTTAAAATTTACTTAGGTACTAATGATCATGTTAATACCTATGTTAGTGGTGGTACAGTAAAATTTGGTGGTTCAACTTACAACGTCAGTGATTTCATATATGATTATTCTATTACTGGTGTTGCAACTGTAACAACCTCAGCAACAATTACTGGTCTTCAAGAAGACAGTATGGTTCAGTTAGCTGATATCCTTATACAATGTGCTTCTGGAACAAAGGCATATCCTGCATATAGTGCTCCTACTAGTGGTGCTAATACAGGTGATGATGGAGATAACCAATGTAAGCAAGACGTTATTCATTTCATCAATGCTCTTGTAAGAGATTTAGAATTTGGAACAAACCATAACGTTATTGAAGGTTCTAAAAAATACATTATTGATGATAAGATTAATTATATTGAAGATGAGATAGTTCAAAATATTCGTGCTATTGAATATACACGTCAATTATGTATCCTCGCAATGAGGAATTGGAGAACTGGAAATGGAACTACAGGAGATCCAGTTTATACTCCAAAGTATTCTTCAGTAAACAGATATTTTGATACCACGATTATCAATACAACTGCTGGAAACCCTGTCTGTGCTAATGTAAGAGACGCTATTAATACATTATCATACTTATGGGTTGATGTAATTTCAAACGAGGTTGCAACCGCTTATATTGATGGTGGTTACTTAATTGCTAGAAACGCAGATCTTATTGCTGACCAAGCATATCAAGATACTAAAGCAGCGTTCCCTAACCTAGGACACAATAATATTGAAGAAAGAAAATGTCCTAGAGATATAAAATATACTCTTAAACAGTTACTTAGAGACTTAGTTATTGGTGGAAACCATGGTATTGTTTCTGCTGCAGAAAGTTATTACAGTGGAAATGCATTAACTGGAGTTCCAGTTTCAGAAGTACCTGCAGTTACATATGCATATCAAAGAGCAAAGACATATGCTATTGCTGCATCACGTAACTGGACTAATGGTTCGTATGTAGAGACTACACCAACAGGAGCAGTATACACAGCATCTACTGGTGCTATGGATATTGTTATTCCAGATCCTCTTGTAATGCCTACTACTGGTGATAGAATTGCATTTAAAGAAGGTTCTTTAACATTCAGCTGTACTTATGGTAGTGGTGGACAAGATTCATATCCAAGAGAATCAGATCCATTCTTTGGACGTAGTGTTGAAATTACTAATGTCCAATCTTCTGGTGGATCCACAACAATTACTTGTAATGTGGGTGCTGCTGGAGTTGCTTCTGGCAATTCTCATACATTTGTAAGTGCTACAGCAAGTGGAACTGTTTTAGTATACGATCCAGTCGTAACTACATCTCCTATTCCTAAGTTTGAAGATTGGGATATTCCACTTGATAGTTCATCTGCTGCACCTAGTGCCAGATTAACTCCATCAACTGCTTCTTACAACCCTGCTAATGGTGATTTCACCATGACAGTTCCTGGTCATAGTGTTACTACATCTAATAGTATAAGACTATCACCAAGATCATTTGCATTTACTTGTGATATGGATGGTAATGCTACAGAGCACTACCTACCACAGTCAGGTCAAACTGCATATGGTAATTCTTTAGCAGTTACTGGTACAACATCGGATACATTTACAGTTAATGTAGGTGCTTCTGATCCTGATCAACAATGGACACCAACTGATGCTACCTACAACCCTGCAACTGGTGAATTAGAACTTACAGTTGGTACTGGACATAATATGAGTCCAGGGTTTGGTATCATTATTGATGATAATTCATTGTCATTCAAATGTACAATGGATGGTAATGATTCTACCAAGACTTATCCACGTCCTAATCACGACAGATATTCTGGAAGATCAGTTAATATAACTGCTGTTTCTACAAATACTATTACAGTTAATGTTGGTCAGTCACCTCCTGATAAAACTTTCCAACCTACAGATGCGGTTTATGATCCTGTATCTGGCGATATGGTTGTTACCATTGGTCAACATGGATTAGGTGTTGGTAAGCATATCAAACTTGGAGCTGGTGGATTATCATTCACTTGCGATATGGATGATCATCAAAGTGTTCATTCTTATCCACGTTCAACTGATCCACAATTTGGTAAGTCAGTTGAAATTACTGGTGTTGGTCTTAGTCAACATACAGTTTCAAATGCTGTTTATGATGCAGGTCTTGGTAAGATTACATTAACAGTTACTAACCATCCATTCATTAACGGTGACTTTGTTAAGTTATTAGATAATTCTCTAACATTTAATTGTGCTCTTGACCGTGCTATTGGCAATCACACTTATGTTGGTGGATTAGCTCAAAATATTTACTATACTGGTATAGATGCTGGTGGTGTATTAAAAGATGCAAATGCTGGTACAACTTACAATCCTTTAACTGGTGAGTTGGTTATACAAACTACTGTTGCTGCTGGTAATTTCAGTAATGCTCCTGTATCAGCTCCTGCAGTAACCGATGTTGATTACAATACAACTACAGGTACATTAACATATACATTTGCTAGTGCACATGGATTAACTAATGGACAATGGATTAAGATTCCAGATAATTCATTAACATTCAGTTGTGTATACGGTGGTGGAGTACACAAGTATGTTGGTGGAAGAGTAGAAAATGCAGTTACAATAGGTACTCGTCAGTTTGACGTTACTGATGCAACTTATAATCCTTCTAACGGTGATTTAGTATTAACAATCGGTGCTCATAGTTTTGTTGCTGGTAATGATACAGTAACAATTGGTGTTGATAAACTACCATTTACTTGTGATGCAGATAATCATTTAACTACTCATTATTATCCACGTTCATCAGATCCATCATATAACCAAGCTCTTGCTATAACTGGTCAAACTACTACTACAGTAACAGTTAATGTTGGTGCTGCTTCTGGTGGTCAAACTAAGACATATCCAAGATCATCTGATCCAGTATCAGGAAGATGGTTAGAAGTTTATGATGTAACTTCTACTGAATTAACTGTTCGTGTTTTAGATGTAACTCCTTCTACTAATACAGACACACATACATTTGTAAGTGCAACTCCTCCTCTAAAACAAGATTATGCTATTAAGTTCCAAGCAGCTAATGTTCTAGACTTTACTTGTGATGCAGATGATAATGCTACAACACATAGTTATCCAAGAGATATTGTTGAACAGAAGACAGTAACAGATGGAAATTACGCACCAGACACTGGTGTGATGACATTGACCATTGCTAATCATGGTTGGAAGAATGGAGATTATATAAAAATTGCAGATGATTCACTATCATTCTCTTGTACCTTTGGTGATCAAAGCACTAAAACATATCCACGTGCTACTGACCCAGTAAGTGGTAAGTGGTTACGTATATGGAATGTAACTGACAATACATTTGATGTACAAGTTCTTGAATCAGTTCCTTCAACAAACCTTGATCCACATACATTCCAAGGTGCAACTGCAAATGGTGTTACATGGAAGAAAGATTATGCATACGATCAAGTCATTCCAGTTGATGCAGTTTCTGGAAATACACTTACAGTCAATGTAAGTGCAGCATCTCCAGGACATACATACCCACGTCCAAACTTTGATTACTCCAGTAATAGATGGTTAGAAATTAGCAATGTTAATGGAAATGATTTTGATATTAATGTTGGTGGATCTTCATACACTGGATCTCATACATTTGTAAGTGCTGCATTAAATGGTCTACAGAGACAGACAGGAACAATTACATTTAATGTTGGTGCTGCTGGTGCTGTAACATCTCACGATGTTAGTGATGCAACTTATGATCCTGTATCTGGTGATTTACAACTTCAGATAGGTGCTCATACTTTATCTAATGGCGAGCATATTAAATTAGAACCAGATTCATTAACATTCAGCTGTGGTGCTGCTATTGGTCAGCATTTATTTGTAAGTACCACAGGATTTGATGACAGTAATGGAAATACTTGGAGTCCAACTGCTGCAACATATACTCCAGCAACAGGAGATTTAGTATTTACAATGGCTGGTCATACAATGACCACTAGTGATACTGTAACTCTTGGTGAAGGATGCTTTACATTTACTTGTGATGCAGATGGACATGCTACTAACCATGCATATCCAAGAACTACTGACCCTGCATACAACACTCCTTTAGCAATTACTAATGTTAATGGAGACTTAGTAACAATTAACGTTGGTGCATCTACATCAACTGAGAGTACATATCCACGTGCTCAAGAAACATTTACTGCAACTACAGGAACTACATACACTCCAGCTACAGGTGTGATGTCAATCACAACTACAGCTCCACATGGATTGAGTAATGGAGACAAGATTAAATTTGATGATCAATCATTAGTATTCAGTTGCACCTATGGTGATGGTAATAATGGTCACTATCCACGTGTAGGTGATCCTCTTTATAATACTTACTTAGCAGTTTCTAATGTAACTACAAATACATTTGAAGTTAATGCTTTACAAGGTACAACACCAACAAATACAGATCCTCATACATTTGTTTCTGCAACTACTAATGGAATTAAGAAAGAAGGAAAAGATTATGTTAGTGGAAAATCACTTCAGATTGTTGCAACCAATAGTACATCTATTACAGTCAATGTAAATGGTGGACAGGGTGCTATCAGTGTTGGTTCTTCACACACATTTGTAAGTGCAACTGGTGGAGCAGTTAAATCAGGTGGTAATTATAATCATAGATTCTCAAGTGCAACAGCAACAGCAATTGGATTCTATCCACAATCTGCACATACATTTGTAACTGCTACTAACAATTGTGTTAAACATCTTCCACAATCTGCACATACATTCGTAAGAACAGATACAAACTCTGTTCAAGTTTATACTACTGGACAAGCACCTGCATGTGCTAACGTTTCTGGTTCCATTATAACAGAAATGGATCTATTGAATAGTATTTTACAATATGAAACTAATCCTAGTGGTGGTATAGAACCAGGAGCAACAACTCAAACATATGGAACTTTATATGATACAAATGCTATCATTACATATCCAGATAACTTCGTTTATGATCAGAATTTAGTTCGTGTAGCTATTCGTGCTGATTATGATGACTATCCAATTATTGAGGCATCTCCTTATACTCAGAACTCTTCTGTTATATCATTCTTAGGTGGTAGTGGTGCTCTGGTTGATGGATCTAAGGTTAAGCAACCCAACTGTCCTTTCCCAGGATTAGAACTTGATGGAACTGCATCCTTCCCTAATCAGGGTAAGTCAATGGTTGCATCTGCATTCACGATTGTCTCCTTTGGTGGTACTGGATAT